TGAGCGCAACGGGATCGTCAGCGATGCCGCGCCGCTTGAGGTCATAATACACGCTCAACGGAATAGATGCGACCCGGCTCATGTCGCCCCATTTCGTGCGCTTGTCGGTCATGTTGCGATAGCGCGCGTTGCTGGCGTCGAGGTCAAGTTTCTGCTCGGTCTCGATGACATACTCGCCGTTAGCCTTCACATGCCAATACCGGCGGATGCCGGTTACAGGGTCTTCGTCAAACAATCGTTTGGTCATGCCAGCCTCATAGGTAATGGGGCGACCGAAGCCGCCCCATTGTTATCATTAGGAGACCGTAAGATCGCCTACGATGCCATGCGCAGCCTCGTTCATGACCTTCAGGCCGAACTCGCCAATCAGCATACCCTTTTCGGCGTCACCGGTTTTCGCCAGTTCGACGCGCTGGATCGGGCGCAGGTAGCAGACCGACGCATACTCGGGGTCAAGAACCCAAGCATCACGGGCGCGCTGGAAGCGGTTGGGAACCACTTGCAGGGTGCCGAAGTCCGACATGTAAACATCGGCTGCACCGATGATCGTGGTCGGGCTGTCGGACGGTGCCTGATAGCGCTGGGCCGCGATGCCGGTGAAGGCCGAAACCGCCTGCTTGTTGAACGCACCAACCATCAGGATCGACGGGTTGCCGCCCGAGGTCCAGGTCTGCTGCATCACGTCCTTCAGCATCGCCTCGGTAAAGGCGCGCTGAGTGCCGTCGGTGCGGACATTGGTGCCGTCGCCGGTCGGGGCCGCACCGCCAGAGCCAACGCTGTCGTTGGTGGCAATCCATGCGCCCAGACCAGCGGTCTCAGGGGCGGTGGAGGTGTTGCCAGCAACGCGGGCGTTGTTGTCCAACAGGACAGCCTCGATATCGCGCTTCAGTTCCTTGCCGCGCTTGGCGACTTGGTAAGCGACTTCATCAGCGCGACCGGCCTTGTCAACAGCGCCGAGGTTGTCAGCGATGATGTAGGTGCGGCGACGGATGTGGGTATAGTTACCCAGGCGGGTCGTCGCGGAGGTCGCATCAAACGAAGACACGTCATCGCCATTGATGACGGCAGTGGTCGAGGTCGATGCCAGAGAGTCGGTTTGCCACTCGAAGAAGGTGTTCGACACGCTCTCAGAACCCACGTTCGACTGGAACGGGGTCTCTTCGGGCGAGATATTCGAGATGACGTTGGAGAGTTCTTCACGGATGCCCTTGGCATCATAGCTGGTGAAGGTGTTGGTAACGATAGCCATTTTCTAGCCTCACAGAAGTGATTTGATGACAGCAGCCGCGTCATTGACACGACCAGTTTGACGTAGGCGGGTCTGCGCCTCTTTCACTGCAGAGCGTTTCTGGGGCTGCGTTCCTTTTGATCCCGCTCGGATTGTCTTTGGCCCCTGTTGCCGGTTGCCCGACTTGGCCTCAGAAATCTTGCGCTGACCGCGCTCAAAAAGCATGGCGTTCCGTGCCAAAGCGACCACACCGGCATGAGTGATGTTGTTTACATCCTCTTCCGCGAAGCCTTTGCCGATCAGGAAATCCCGAATTTCAGCAGCCTCTTTCTGAGCCACCTCGGGTTTTTTCCAGTCGGGTATAAGCGATTGTAGCCGCTCTTGCTCCGCCTGTAGCTGCTTCTGACGTTGCTCGTTAAGCTGTCTCTGCTGAATTTGCGTCATACGCTGTTGTTCAGCTTCAACGGCTTGAATTTGAGCCTGCCGCTGCTCTTTGGCTTTACGCCATTCCCGCTCCAGCCTCGTCGCTTCAATTGGGTTCTTTTCGTAAAGTTTGTCCCAATCTGGCTCCGCTTGCATCTGCTGCTCTAGCTGCTGCTTCATTGCAGGCAAGAGTTGCGAATACTGCTGGCGCTCCGCTGCAATCTCTTGCTCCATTTGCTGCACCAGCTTGCGCTGTTCAGCCAGGTCTTGAGATTTGCGCGTGTAATCCGATTGGCGCGAATAGCCCGACAGAAGCTCGTCAAACGTGACCTCGATCTCTTCGCCGTTTACTTTTACGGTGTATAGATCGGGTTGTTCATCCGTCTCTTCCTCGGCACCGTCTTCGGCGTCCTCGGTCGGCTCGATCTCGGCTTCCACCTCAATCTCGCCTTCGGTCTCGAATTGCACATTCTCAACCGGCGCATCATCGCTTTCGGCATTGTCCTCAACGGGTGCCATCATAGCTTTGACTGCTTCTTGTGCCGCTTGCAGGTCGCGTGCTGCGTTATCTGCCATTGCTGCTTACCTCTAAGTATGTCACTTATTGCCCTTTTCTGCAATCACCCCAGAATCAACCAGGATGCGCAGGCGGCGGCGCAGTGACTCCAATCCATGTTGTTCCGCCTGCACTCTCATCATGTCGTCAACGTCGCCAAGTTGCACAGATCGAAACTGATCCCAGATTTCCTGCTGCAGCTCGTCAAGGATTGCCTGAAGCGCCGGGTCTTCAAGAAGGCGCTTGGCCTCCCGCGCTTCCCGCAGGATTTGCTCCTTGGTTTTCTTTGCCACGGACAGTCTCCTTCACCATATCGGCCTGCGCTTTCATCACTTCCTTAGCGATGGCAGCCGATTTCTTGATCTGTTCGGCGCTGAGTTGCGTGCCATACTTGGCCTCAATCTCAGCCGCCTTCATGTAGACTTCGATTTCCAACTCATCGCGCTTGCGGTCGTCTTCACGCATTGCGTTTTCGCGCTTCAATTGCAGGTCAGCGTTCTTCATCTGCATATCGGCCTGAATTTGCATGATCTGGGCCTGAATAAGCTGTTCATTCACGTCAGGCTTTTCAGGCGGCTGCGGAGGCGGCTGGAATTGCGCCGGGTCAGACCAGAACTTTGACGTATCCTTGAAGCCCGCCAGCGCCGTCATCTCGGACAGCGTGTTGTGGAGCTTTTGGATATCCGTCAGCGGATTGATCGGGCCAAGCGTAGACATCGCTTCTTTCTGCATCTGCCCGATCTGCGTCAGCATCGCCATCCGCTCGGAATCAGTACCACGGCCCAGCGCAATCGTGGCCGTCGCGTCCATAGTCGCGTTCCATCCGCGCGGATCAATCGGCACAAACTCATTGGTCAGCCGGACCATGCGCGGCTGATCCTGATGCTGGCAAACAAGACGCAGGATGCCCCGGAACAGCGTGCGCATCCCGGTTTCCGCAAAAATGCGCGCGATCATCTCAATGTGCTGCTGCGCCGCGTTCACAGTCGCGGCGACCGCACCAGCCGTAGACGACTGCAATGCGTCCGCATCAAGGCCCGCAGCGGCCCGACTAATGCCCGTCCGGTTCTGCTTGGTCTCGTCCATATAGGCCAGCACCGGGAAGGCTTCCTTGCCCACATACGGCATTGTCAGCGGCTGCACCTGACCCGGCGACCGCTGGCGAATGATGGCACCGGTCTCAGTGTTCATCACGTCTTCAATGTTCACCTGCCCCTCGGTCACGGCAACGCGGGGGTGAATGCTCATCGCCAGGCTATCAAGGCTGTTGCGCATCACGACCGACTTGATGCGCTGAATATCCATGACAATATCGGCCATCGACATGCCGAAGAAATCATGCGGCTCAGGGTCTGGGCAGAACGAGGCAAAGGGCAGAACATCCCAAGGCTGATCGCTCAAAAGAGTTTTGCCCACACCAGCCACGCAAACACGGCGCAGTTCAGCAATGCCGTCGCCATTACGATCAACGCGTATATACGCCTCGATATACGTCACCTTGCGGGATGCCGGATCGGAACGATCTGTGTTGCGCGTGGTCAGCGCCGGGTTGCGCGTGTAGCGCTCGACGTTGGTATCCATGTCGTCGGTGTCAGACGCCAGGGCCGAGACCTCGTCGTAATCATACCCCATCGCCACCAGATCAGAGACCGTGACCACCCGGCGATGGGCGACAAACTCAGCGTCTTCCAGCGACTTGGCACGCCGATCAATCAAGAACTCTTCGGGCGGCAACGCCTCAACCTTTACCCGACCACGGGGCAGGCGGCGCGTCACGATCACGTCGTGCATCATCGGCGGTTGCGGCATAGGCATACCAAGCTGCTGCATAATCGCAGCCTCTTCCGCCGCAATCGGCGGCAACTCACCCTCATAAGACGACTGCACGTCAACCGTGATGTTCGGGTCAGCGCTGAGAGACGCCAAAGCCGCGTCGTCCAAGCCGGTCAGGTCGCTGGTTTCGGTCTCAAAGCTCTCATCCCACCAGAACTTGATGATCCCGTTTTTGCGCACCAGAGCGTCCTTGAACGCGCTGTGCAGCACCAGAAAGCCCGGATTGTCCTTCTGGAAGATGTAGTTCACGTATTCCGTAGCCTGCTTGGCCGAGTCAACGTCTTCCGGGCCACGCGGAACATACTCAACAACCTTGTCGCCGCTGGTGAAGACACGCATCAGGGACGGCATGATCGCCTGCACCGTGTCGCGTACGTCCATCGAAACGACCTGGCTGCGCCCGTCTTCCTCGTCGCCAAACGGATCACCGCGATAGTATTCTGTCGCCTTCGCGCGCAGCGGAGAAACGATATTGTCAATGAAATCAACGGCATCGTCGATTTCGCTTGCCACGATGCCCTGCAGCTCGTCGTCGGACAGATAGTCCGGGTTCACAAGCTCCTGCACCTGATTGGTCAGATCGTTGATTTCAGGTTCCATTGTCGTGGTCCTATTGGTTCAGGAGGCCGAGATAGGCGCGCAATTGGTCAAGCTGATCTTCTTCGCTCGGCGCGGATGCGGCCAGCAAGCCGAGTTCAGGGGATGCGTTGGCGGCGAGAAGGTTTGCCGAATTACGCAAGCGCGGATCAAAGCGGGCGAAACTGGAGCGTATATTTGTGGGGTTGTAAATAGTTTGCTCCCTCCAGCTACCTGCGGCGTCACCCCAAACATCTGGATCATTCGGCGCATAAGAATTTGCACCCTCATAACCCAAATCACGCAAAGATTGCGTTACTTCTTGGCTTTGCTCTAGTGAAGTGGCGGGCGGATTATACTCAGGCCATTCATATATGCGGCCACGCGTGGTGACCGGATAAGTGCGGCCACCCCATCTCCCCACTCCCTCTTTTTCAACCATAGCGTAAGCGTCGGAAATGCTTGGGTTATTAGGAGCCAGAGAAACACCTTGCCCATACCATCCAAAATCTGTGCTTCTAGGGGCGATTGACGAGAAACCATAAAAGTCGCGCTTTGACCCGTGGGTTAATAAGTTTGTTAAATCAAATCCCATCTCAGCCGCCCGAGCCATCCGGCTTTCAAAATCCATCGGCATATCAACGCCGGTTTCACCAGCCGCATATAGCTGCGCAAGCTCCATGTTGTCGTTCGCGTCAAGCGCAGCCAACATGTCGTCAGTTATTTCGTCACCACGGCCCTCACGCAACATGCGGGCGATCCGCTGCGCTCGGCTTTCAGACGCCGCAACAACACGCCCTCCCATGCCAACACTGCCCGTTGGACGGGCCGCAGCGCCGCCACCCGTCATCGCCATGCCAGCAGTGCCAAGCGCCTCTCCGGCCATATCTTCAGCCGGAATCATGCCCTGATAAGCCGCCGCCGGGGCGTCGATTCCCATTACCGCTGCCTCAGCGCCGCCAAGCAAGCCGCCAGGGATTGCCAACTCCGCGTTGCCGCTCAACAGCGCCTCAATGCCCGTCATGCCCTCTGGGCGCGTCATAGGCAGCACGTCAGCCCGCACGCGGCCCTGTTCAGCGTCTCGGCCCGCTACGCTGTCCAGAAGACCGTAAAGGCCCGCGAACATGCTGTTTTGACGACGATACTGCCGCCGAAGCTGATCGGCTTCAGACTGCGGAAGGCCAAGTTCCGCAATAACGCCCTCAAACTCCTGCGGGGCGAGTTCAAACAGCGTCGGGTCCATCAGGGGGCCTCCATCATGCCTTCGTAAATTCGCTGCGCTCTTTGCTGCGCCTCTGCGCGCTGCTGAGCTTCAAACCGCGACAGCGATTCTGCGTATGCCTGATGTTGCTGATTTAAACGGGTTTGATCAACGCCAGTGTAGATGGGACCAGCCGCAGGAGACGGAGCAGCCGCAGCCTGCGGCGCAGCACTAGGCTGCGCGACCGGCCCGGCATATGGCCCGCCAGCGCGCGGAACAGCGGGCGGCTGAACGTAACCACCACCGTAGGCACCTTGTGCCAAAGGCGACTGAGTCGAAATCAGGTTGAGGAACGCAGCTTCTTGCGGCAAGATCGGAGATCCGACGCCAGCGCCACGCAAAGTTGGCGGGACAGCGTCAAACGAAATCCGGTTAAGCGCGGCAGCCTGCGGTGCAGTCATGTATTGCCGCACCGGAACATAAGCATTGCCGGGATAATTTACCGGCATTGGAGGCAAAGCCCCGGTCGGGCTGGTTACGGAAGGACCGGTTCCACCGCCTACACCGCCGCCTACACCGCCGCCTACAGGCCCGGAACCACCTGCAGGGGCAGCACCATACCCCGTGGGCGTGTATCCCGGCTGGGAGACCTTCTGAGCGCGCTGAGCGGCCATCTGTCCCATCAAGTCGCTATACCCAAGAGGCCGAACACCCGCGCGGTTCAAAGCAGCCGACATGGCCCCGCCGCCGTAAAACTGTTCGCCCGCGCGACCGGGGCCACCGCCGTTGAACATATCCCGAAGACCGGTATAACGCGCAGCCCCAAGCAAGCCGCCAAGCAATCCACCCCCACCTTGAGGCATCAGCGCCTTGACTGAGTTCGGAGTGGTGTTCCCGCGCTGAGAGCCACCAAGCAGGCCGCCGAACACGCCGCCAAGCATCCCACCAGCGGCAGGTGCGCCACCCATACTCTTGGCCGCACCCTCACCGCCCCAATTACCCGGCCCGCGCGTCGTCTCTTGCGTCGGAGATGCGTCATACGAAGACTGCTTGACCATCAACGGCCCCTTTTCATGCTAGGTTTGCGACCTTTTCCAGCCTTCGACATGGCTATCGCTACCGCCTGACGCTGGGGATACCCCTCACGACGCAGCTTGGAAACATTGCTGCTTACAGTTTTGCGACCTGAACCACGTTTCAACGGCATAAATCACCCCAATTTCTTGCACAAACATAACACCAAGCCGAAAATAAAAAAACCCCGCGCCGAAGCGCAGGGTCAGGTGGGTCTTAAAAGACCACAGAGGAGGAGTACACTAGTTGCTTCCCGAACCAACCAGAGCAAGGTCAAACTCGCACAGGAAACTCAGTCTGTCAAACAATTCCACGGATATTTCGCCGTAAAGGCTTCGCCCAGCCACCCTTGAACGACGTGCCATAAGCCATCGTCGTGTGATCCGTCGCCAAGCTCAAACACACCGCATCAGCCCGGTCAGGCGATTTCAAACCGCGCTTCTTCATGCTGTCCTTCGACTCAACCTGAATCTTCCCGCTGCTCGTGAACGTATATCTCGGAGCCGCCAGCTCCGCGAACAACTGATCGTCCTTTGGCAACTCAACATCCCGCCCCTCAAGCCATTCCTTCAGCTTAAACCACAACTCAGCACGGCTATTCATGTAAATCCCGTTCGCCGCAGCCCTCTCAGACACGTTCAGACCACGCGCAGGCAGCCCCAACTCCCTCAGACGGTCCAACACACCCGCCCCAAGCCCGATGCTGTCCACAATGATCTCCGCAGGCCTCAGACCCGGCGCGCTCGTGTCATACTCAACCTTCACAGCCCCCGTTAGCTGCATCAAGTCCATATTCCGCCACACCTTCAGCGGATGCACCTTCGGACCCTGCCTCTTGCACAAAACACTGCTGTCATTCCCGTGCCGCGCGCAATCCAATCCCCAGATCGGCGTCGTATGCTCATCAATTTCAACCTCATTGGCCTGCGCACGCTCAATCAAGTGAACCGGTATCACCGTGTCCTCTTCAGCGGGCGGGAAATTCCCCAGCACGCGAATGTGATACGCCGGACTGTCCTCGCCATACCGCATCATCATCTCGCCAATGAAGTCATCGCTGACCCTCGGACTATCAATGCAACTGACGTGCATCGTGTACCAATCATCCTTCAGCCGATGGTGCGTGTCGTAAAACAGCCCCGTGTTCCGCGTAGGGTTCCCCGTCAAAATCGTCGTCGCACTATGCCCCGACATAGACCCCGCAGCACTCTCAAACACCGCCTCAGGCACACCGCTGGCCTCGTCAGCAATCAACAGCACATGCGGACTATGCACCCCAGCCAACGCCTCAGGCTGCTCGGCACGACTGGTCCGGCAACTAATAAACGCATCCGCCGCGTGGCTCTTCAACTCGATCCTGTCAGCCTTCACCTCCAGCAACTGATCAAACGGCGGCTTCAGCATCTTCGTCATTCGCTTTACCTCGGAAAACAAAGCGTCAAACAACTGAGAACTGGTCGGAGCGGTCATAACCACCTTGCCAGGCACCCGCCAAATCAAGTGCCACAATGACGCCATCGCAACAGCGGTCGATTTCCCAGTACCGTGCCCTGACCGAACACTCACACGCCGTTGAGTCGGATCAGCCACAACACGCAGAAACTCCTGCTGCCAAGGGTCTGGCTCAACGCCGATCACCTCCCTGGCAAAAGCAACCGGGTCATTCCCATAACGCCGGGCCAGCTGCAAAAACGGGTTTTTAGGTTCCTGCTTGGTCATTCCACACCCTCCACAAAGCCAAAGCCGCTGTCAGCCTTCTTATTCCAATTTTTCATCGTCGTATATGACACCCCATACGCCTCAGCAGCCAAAGCCATCGAGGCAAACTCCCCTCTGGGCGTCATGAACGGCTTGGCGCGCGGGTGGCGTTGACGGTCTTTGAGGTGCGGGCGCCCGCCACTTTGCCTGCCACCATACGTGCCACCAACCAAATGCGCCGGGTTGCAGCAGGCGCGGTTGCCGCAAGTGTGCCGAACAACCGCACACATTGGATCACCACCATGAACAGCATGGATCAACCGATGAATCAAAACGCTGTGTGTCGCAACCGTTGCAATGCCGTAACCCTCAGCCGTCTTGGCACCACGCCACTCGTGGCAGCCGTCACCCGTGCGATCAATGCGATCAATGCGATCAAGCACCCTCTCCAGCCACGACGTGTCAGCATACTGCAGAAGCTCCACTAGGCTCTGGCCGTTCGCGCGCCTGCCTGACGGGCTGCCGTGGCTGCGTCGGCGTTCGCGCATGTAGCAGGCCATGCACATGCCTTTTACTTTGATCGGGCGGTCTTGGTTGCAGTGCGGACAGGGCATTTTAGGTCTCCTCGTTGCTGTTAATGAGAAGATGTTAAAGAGGTGTGGTGGGTTTGGCAATTTTTTTTTTTCGGGGCGGCTTTGGCTTTTTGCAGAAGGGGTGGGGGTGGGTAGGTCGGTCTGTTTTGGCCGCCTGAGCAATGGCCCCCGCCGCTGCGATCAAGGGGGGGTCTTTTCGCCAACCGTGCCGCCGGATCGGCCCCCGATGCTGCCCATTTAACGCAAGATGGCCGATAATACCTCATATGTTCACACCCAAACCTAACAATATCAATGACTTAGCGAATTATGGGCTTTGATAATGCCAGGTCAGGTTGAGAATGTGCAATTTGCGTAGCAGCTTTGGGGTATCTGAGTACCTCACAAAGCTTGAATGTTAATGCCTTTTACATTATCGCGCGCGCCCGCTCATCCGACCGTTCCCGGT